TTTGTTGAGAGAATAACTGTGAGATTAACTCCAGAAGAAAAAAACCAACTAGATCGGAAAGTTTTAATGGAAGTGAGAAGCATGAATGAGGTAATTAGGAAGGCCATTAAAGAATATTGTAATGACACCATATAATATTTAAGTTATTGAGGTAATTTAAGAGTATGAAGACTACCTCAGATCTTTCTTTCGGAACTAAGTTAGTTGAGACTAGGGCATCTAAAGGTTTTGTAAAAGACCAGGCCGGAGTTAACGAACCATCAGAAACAACATCAATTCAAAATTATAGATTGTTTCTTGATATGGTTCACAACGATCCTTTAATTACTGCAGCCTTTGATACAATAGTAGATATCTCTTCTCATGCAAGTTATGACTTTGTTCCATTAAAAGATAATGTATCAAAATCAAAAGAGGCCAAAGAGTTCTTGAGAAAGTTTAATTTTGAATTAGATGGGAAAGACATAATTGATAACCTAACTTATTCTATGTTGTATTATGGTGATGCTTATTTAGAACTTAGAAGGGGAGAGAAAACTAAACAAGTTAAAGAGTTGTGGCCTCTTGAAACCACAGAGATGGGAATAAAGTTTAATGACCATGGTAAGATTGAACAATTTGTACAGGAGACCAATGGAGTAAAGAAAGATGATTGGGTACCTAAAGATGTTGTATTCTTTAGATTAAAATGGATAGGAAGTAAAGTAAACTCTTACAATTCATTAGAAGCAGTAGCTAAGGACTATACTACTTCTGTTAATGCTAGTAACTATCTCCAAAAGATGTTCTTAACAATCCCACCAAAGATAATTTATGGATTGAAGAATGCAAACAAGACTCAGAGAACAGCCTTTGTAGATAATTTAGTAGCATCTAAGAATAACCCAAATATTGATTTAGTTGTTATGGGGGAAATAGAGATTAAAAAGTTATTCTTGGAATTTGATCCAAACCTAGTTAACTTATTGAATTATATAAGGTCACAAGTGTTGACTATTACAAGAGTTCCAGCTTTCTTGCTTAGTGTCAATGAAGGGGGAACAGCCAGAGGAGACTCTGAAGCAAAGCTATTCTCTTTTGAAGCCAGAATAAGAAAACTCCAACAGAAGATAGAACAAGGTATTAATCAACATTTACTTCCTGAAATGGGAATAAAAGATATTGAATTTAGATTTAATCCATTTAGTCTTAAAGATGAGAAGACGATATTAGAGAATGCAGAGAGAATGTTTAACTTAGGTGTAAGCAAAGAGAGGGTTGCGGAATTCCTTTCCGCCAGAGGTATCACAGTAACAGCTAAAGAGATTGACACCACTAATATAAAAAAGGATAAAGAATTAAACCCAAGTAGAAGAAGAGAAGATGTTAAAACAGACGATATGACTTCAAACATAGACCAGAAAGGAGTTAGTGACGAAAGAGAAGACAAGTCTGTGGAGATGAGAAGCTCATATGAAAAGTATAATCATTACCCGTATGTAATAGAACCTTCATAATCAGCGAAAGGAGGTACTAAAATGCCAGAAGAAGAAGCAGTTGCAGAAGCAACAGAAGAGGCCCCAGCAGAAGAAGTTGCTGAGGAAGCGGCGGAAGAACCTGAAGCCGAAGAAGCTGCAGAGGCGGAAGAAGCACCTGCAGCAGAGTAAACCTGAGAGTAATCCTCTGAGGGTGGATCATAATCATAAAATGCCAAAGCATTATCACAAATTAAAAAATGAGTCAAATAATCATCATCGGAATTAGAGACTTTGTGAGTCTCTTAGAGAAAAATAGAGATATTCCTAGAGATACAGGAAACTTTATCCACCCTTTGCTTTTTTATGAGACAGAGGATTCTCTTCTTTTATATCAAATACTGGATAGTTGGATGTATTGTGCAGAATACAGCAAAGTAGATCCACCAGCGTTAGTAAGTAAAGATGGTAGAGAATTAAAATTAGAAGATGTAAAGTTAGAGTTTTTACAAAAAGGAGTTGAATTAATAGAACCCCTACAATTAGGTAGGATGGAGGTTATTGTAAGATGAAATCACAATTTGTATTTGATAGAATTGAAACTAGAAGTTTAACAGGTGCAGGGAATAAACACCCAAAGTATTTAGTTAGAGGATTCGCAGCAATTCCCGAATTACCACACGTATATAGCTACGAAAAGGATAGTGAAGGAAGAGTTGTGAAAAGCTTTAAGAGCCTTTTCACCAAGAACTTCGTTGATTCTATGAACAACCAATTAAAACACAAAAGAGTATTTGTTGATGCATTACACGAAACAGCATCTAACATAAACAGTAAAGCTATTGTTTCTAAGATCAAAGAGAAAGTAGGCCAAGACGTAGATATAGGGAAAGAAACAGCATTACTTGAATCTCAACTAAAATTAAAAGAATTACCTATGTTTAAGCTAAGGAAATTTGATATTTTAGACAAGGGATTATACGTAGAGGCAGAATCTAATCCATACTTTGCAGATGTTGATGAAAATCATGAAAAATATTACAATGCAATAATGAGTAGTCTACTTGATAAATATATTAACGGAATCAGTATGAATTTCAAAACTACTGATGTAGTTGAAGAGAATGGTTTGGAAAAAATAAATGATGGAGATCTCTTTGGATTTTCATTTGTTCCTGATGCTTCTTTAGGTAGTGGGACTGAAATAGTCGATGTTGCCATGAGAAGTATTATGGAAGTTAGACAAACGGAGGAAAAGAAAATGGAACAGGAAGAAAAGCAAGAGGTACAAACAGTATCTCAAGAGAATATAGATAAATTAGTTGAACAAAAAGCTCAAGAGAGAGCAAATGAAATACTAAAACAAAAGGAAGTAGAACAACAAAAACAAGATCAAACAAAACAGATCGAGGATTTGCAAAACCAATTGAAATCTATACAGACAAAACAAGAAGAGAAAGAGGAGAAGATCATAGCCAAAGGAACAGTACCAGAACCACAAAAAGAAGTAAAAATGGACGAGGAGCTAATCAAGAAGAGAGTAGCAGATTTATCTTTCAGGGATCTGGCAGTTTTACAAGCAGAATTTGGCGATAAATTACCTAGATATACTAAAGTAGCAGAATATGAAGGTAAACATAATGATCCTAGGGCAACCATGAAGGTTGTTCCTGTGGAACCAGAAATGGAACCAATGAATAGAAGGTTAGCCAATCAAATGGCTGATGACTTAATATTCGAAACATCAAGGAGGAATTAAAAATGAGTAACCAAGCTTTAATGGAAGTAAGAGGAGCATTACTTACTAGCTCTAACACAACAGGAGTTTTGGGAAGTAATGCAGGTGGTGCAGAAATCCAGAAAAGAATTGAGGAAATGCCAGTACAAGCATTCAATTCAAAAACTGATTTAGCTCCACTACTAAGAAGAGTAAACATTAATCAACTTTCATTCATATGGAATTTGACAACAGAGGACTCAGCTGGATCTGGGGTAACAAACACAAGTTTCAGTTTCCACTCAGAAGGTGGGACGAACACTCCAAATCCGAGCACAAAGACACAACTATACGGAGTAGCTAAAGGATATAGGGCAGACTATGATTTATCTGGTCTTATGTTGGCTGCAGGTATGGGAGACCAATTGTTAGAAGAAGCAAAATATGCTGCTGAAGCATTAGCGATTGGGGAAGAAAAACAAATCGTATCTGGCACAGATAGTGATGCCTACGGAGTATCCGGAGGATTTGATGGGCTATCTGACTTGATAAGCAGTAATGCTACATTTGCAGCAGTTAATTCCAAATATGGAACTAATATGGCAACAGCTAGGCTTGAATTAAATTCAAGTTTGGTGGCAGCAGGTGCAACATCTTTGGATGACTTAAGTCTGGCTGACCTAGATAGTGCAATTACATTATCTAATAAAAGGGGAGCTAAAGGGAATAGAAGAGTTTTCTTTTGTTCTGAAGAAAGATTAGATGAAATAGCACAATTGTTGCAAGCACAGCAAAGATTTGTAAGCACAGGAAATACTGTTGAATTCGATGGCGGATTTAGAGTATTAGCCTATAGAAGAATCCCTATTGTAGGCTCTAGATTCATGGATAAAGCAGGTATCCTTTATACAGGATCTACTAATACAGACTGGGATTCATTTAGGGAAGCAACTGACAAAGCAATGTATCTATTAGACATAGATAATATCTTTATGGCACATGTTGCTGGTGTAAATGCTACACACGTACCAATAGTAGGTGGAGCAGCAGCTAACTATGAAACTAGAGCAGACGTAAAAGGTGGATACTACAAATCTTATGGGGTATTAGTAGTTAGGAGATTTGACACACAAGTGTTAATCTATAACTTGAACACACCTTAGAGACTAAATTAATCTCGGAGGGCTGAAATGCTCTCCCCTTTAACGAGGGCTAATTAGGGAGATAGGAGGTAAATATGGCATTTGGTTCAGGAATCAACACAGGCGGAAAAACCATCTGGGGTAACAAAAGAGTAGTTATTGGTACATGGAGTGCTGGTGGAGCAACAACGGGAGAGATCAACACAGGTCTTAAATACGTTGATGCTTTCTTTCCTACAGAGAAAGGAACCACACCAGGACAAACAAACGTAAAGGTAAATGAGAATTTTCCTTTTGTAACAGGTACTGTAACTATTGCGTGTACTTCAGGTACAGTAGGCCAATGGATAGCAGTTGGGCATTAAGCCCATCTTTTATTCTTTTATGGAGGTAAAGATGGTAAAAAAGAAAAAAGCAGAAAAAGTTGTTGAAAAGAAAAAAGCAGAAAAAGTTGTTGAAATAAGACTTAATGCTGATGATGTTAGATTTGATACAGAAGTGGTAGAAGAAGCAGTTGAAGAGGCTGTTGAAGTAGCACCAGTTGTTCCGAAGGAACCTTTAACTGAAGCACAAATAAAAGAAAAGCTTATGAAGGAAAACCCAAGCTTAAGAATAACTTAAATATGGAGGAAGAATAGAATGAAATTTAGAATGAAAGGAGATACATACTGTAAACATGGAGTTAGCTTCATGATAGAAAACAATGGTATGAGAGAAAAGCACAAACTCCACTTTAATGGTGGACAAATATACGACACAACCAAAGTCATGATTCATGTGTCTAGAGATGGTAGGGTAGCTCAAGTACCCGTATCAGAAAAAGAAGTAATAGCAGTTTTGGATAAAATTAAAGCTGCTGATTTCGAATATATAGAATATATCGGAAAGAAACCTAAATTAATAGCCCAATAATGGTAGCAAAAGGATACACTACAGAAGCATTAGTAGAAGCAGAGATATTAACAGGAATAACGACAACATCAAATCCTACTACTGCAGAAGTAGCACAATGGATAGAGGAAGCGGAGGCAGAAGTAGATGAGCTTACGCAAACAAGTTTTACAACTACAACAGTAACTAATGAAGTAATCCCTTATGATGAGAGAACTGCTTTATCTTTAAGCACAGTCAGATCAGATTATAAAGTTAGAAGAGATACTACTTTTGATTATGATAGGGACTCTTTCTTTCTTACAGAAGATGGGTTCAGAAGATCTCCCATAACCTCTATCACTTCTTTATCAAGGAATACAGCTTCTGATGGAGAAACTGACAGTTTTACAGCTCTAACCGAACAAACAGGTTCAGGAGGAGATTTCATTTGGAAAAAGAATGGATTAGTTACTTTTGTTAAAGTAAAACCAAATTTTGGAAACAGAAGGGGCATCAAAACAACCTATACTTATGGGCATACTTCAATCCCCAATATAGTCAAAACTTTAACTACTAAGATGGTGGCTAAGAGAGTTATTCAAGCAAAGGCCAACCGTTCACAAATAAGCAGCATTGATCCTATAAGTTTAGAGGGAATTTCTCTAGGGAAGGGGATAACACAAACATCTATTTATCTTCAGCAATTAGAAAGAGAAATAAGAGACCTTATGGAAGAAGTGGTTGGTACATTTAGAACAGAGTTGGTGGTATAATGACATCAAGTATTTCAGATAGGAAAGGAGACAAGGTGGTAGATCTCCAAAACATTGGAGATCTAAAAGAAGGATTAAATACATCCCCTGTAAACTCTGGATTTCATATTATAAGGTTAGCATATACTGGAAGTAAGGTAGAGTATGTTGGTTTAGCTCTTCCTGGTTCCGCCACAAGCAGTGCTGTTTGGCAAATAAGAAAATTAGCATATACGGGGGATAATCTTGTTAGTGTCCTATTAGCAGATGGAAATGTAAATTTCGATAACGTCTGGGATGATAGAGCTAGTTTGAGTTTTAGTTGATGCCATTCGAATTTAATCCATTTTCAGGCCTTCTTGACAAAACCACTAATTTTGATGAGGATGCATTATATCTTAGATTGGATGGAACTAACTCTCCAATTACAGGAGATGTTCAATATGATGAAGGAGTATTTATTGCAGAAAGTGCTGATGAAGCTGGCACTGGTTTCTGGAATGACTTTAATACTAGCGGGTCTTTTCAATTAAGACAAACTACAACTCCAAAGATTTATTTCTATGCAACTGGAACTAAAGTGGGAAGAGTATATGCTTTGGGCGGTTTTGCTACTGTTGCAGACCAATTAATAAGACTTAATGGAGTTAATTCTACAGATGCTATAAGCTATAATTCAACAGATACTTCAATAGATTTTGATATTTCTGGAACAACAGAATTTAAAGTAACTGCTGATGATGTTAGATTTGATACTTGGAAATTTGCTACTCAACAACAAATAATAAGCACTAGTGCTACAAATACAACTCTTTTAATTAAAAATAATTCAGCTCTTCAGAATATTCAGCATCATGTAGAAATAGAAGGTTCCCTTACGATGACTCAGGCAACTGGTTTAGTAACTCCTCCAGATTTAGATTTAATATTTAAGAGAAGTGGAGGAGCAGGAAATAAAAGATTAAGATGGGATGAAACTAATAATGTATTTGACTTTGATGCTCATTTAAGACTTAATACATCTAGTTTACTCATAGATACAGGACAAGGAATATTAAGT